TCCCGGCACCAAGGCGCATGACCTTGCCAAAACTCTGGACTCCATCAAGGCGCGCGTAGGGTTCGACGCCCTGCAAGAGATGCGTGCCAACAGCCCCACGGGTGGTGCCCTCGGTGCCGTGTCTGAAAAGGAAAACATGTTGTTGCAGTCTCAGCTTGGCAGCCTTGAGCAGTCCCAGAGCAAGGAAGCGTTTAAGCACAACCTACAGCGGCTCGAAAGGACGTACCTTGATATCGTGCACGGCCCGGGCAATTGGGAAAAGTACAACTCTGAAATCAGGCTGAAAAACAGCGGTGCCGGGGAGCAGAAGAAAACGCTCAAGTACAACCCCCAGACCGGAGGGTTTGACTAATGCCCATTATCGAAATGCCTGACGGGGCGCGGCTGGAATTTCCCGATGATATGCCACAGCAGGAAATGCAGGCTGCTGCAAGCCGGTACTGGAACACCAAGGGTGTGCAGAGCCAGACGCAGAACGCAACACAGCCAGCACAGCAGCAGGACGTTGGATTCTTTGACGCTCTCAAACAGGGAGATTGGCGCAGCGTATCACAGGCTGCAGGTGGTGCGCTTGGGGGGCTGGCAGCAGGCGTTGCCGGGCAGCTTGGCCCGCAGGCCGCCACCCCGGAAGAGGTTTGGACTGTTCCGGCTGCCATGGCCGGTGGCTCCGCGCTTGGCGGACAGATTTATGACCGTGCTCGCGAGATGCTTGGTATGGCACCGCCCCAGACGGCAGGACAGGCTGCCATGACCGCAGTAAATGACATAGCATATGACCTCGGCACCGGTGCTATAGGTGGTCGGGTCGTTGCTGGAGCGTCAAAAGCCCTCAATCCTGTTTCCCAGCGCCTTACAAACGCATGGCAGCAGATAGGACAGACCCCTCCCACCCTTGCGGCGATCAGTGAACGGCCTGCCGTGCAGCGGGTAGAATCTCTGCTCGCTGGCACCCTTACCGGCGGCGGACGGATGAACTCGGCATATGAAGGAGGGCGCAAGGCGTTGCAGAATGCCCTTGATGATGCCGCATACCGCGTTTCAGCAGGTGCGCCCGTGCCAAATACCGTTGAAGAGATCGGGCAGTATGCGCTGAATGCCGCGGACGCAAGCAAAACTGCGTTTCAGCAGTGGGCCAAGGTGAACGAGGACGCCATATTCGGCACCATAGGGCAGGACCGTGCAGGACTTGCGAACACCCTTGGGTGGATTCGTCAGGAAGCTGCAAAGCTGTCTCCCAAGGCGGCTGATGAGTTTTCCGGTGGGCTGCGCAACCTCATCAAAACTGAGCTTGGAGATGCGGCAGACGGAGCATTGAACATCAACACGGTTCGCGCATTGCGCACCAAGCTTGGCGACATGCTTGACAAACCTACGGCTGTGACCACCGGAACTGTAGGCGACAGGCAAATTCGCGGACTGCGTAGCGCCCTTGGCGCAGACCTTGAAGAATCTATTGCAGATCCTGCAATCAAGGATGCGTATAAGTCGTACATGGCAGACTACTCCCGCGAAAAGGGTGTGCGCGATTTGGCAGAAAAGATTCTTGGAAACAAGACACCGCGCCAGATCGGAGAGAAGATGCTTTCCCCTACGCTCAGCAGCACCGAGGCGGGGATATTGAAAGAAGCTATCGGCAAGGACGGATTCAACTCTGTGCGCGCCGGTGCACTCAAACAACTTGGCAGGGCCACGGCAGGCGCTGGCATGGAGCAGGGCGAAGCGAGCGCATCTAATGTGGCCCGCATGCTTGGCAACCGAAAGGGTGGGTATACGCCTGAGGCACAAGACGTGCTGTTCGGGAGTGAAGTGAAGCCAATTCGAGACGCGGCAGCAGGCATGGAGGGCGCGAGCAAGTTCTACAACCGCAGCGAGACAGGAAACCAAGAGGCACTTGCAAGGTTGTTGCGCAACATGCCCGGAATGACACAGGGTTTACTCGCAGGCGGATCACTCATGGGTGGTGACCTTGGCGTAGGGGCTGCCACACTCGGCGTTCCGTGGGCCATGGCCCGCGCACACACAAGCCCTGCACTGATGAAGGCTCTTTCCAATCCTGCATATGGTGCCGCCATGGACTTTGTAGAGTCGCAGGCTCCACGTATCGGCCTGATGGGCGGGCTGATGATGAAGGACAATACCGGAGGTGACAAGTAATGCCTTATAATACCGAAACCGGCCAATACGAACGACGCTCGACAACCATCATTGACAGCACCCCGGACGGTGACAGCGTAAACGCCGCAGTTGCTGTTAAAAACAACGTCGGGATCGATGATAGCGTGACCGACCTCAACCACCATAACATGAACGGCGGGCATTACCCTGCACTGAGCGCTGCTTCTGCGTCCCGATATCTCAAACAGTCGGCAGCCGGTGCCGTGTCGTGGGAAACAGGTGTGCCTATTGAGGACGCTGCACAGAGCGATCTTTCCAACGTGACGACTGCCGCTGTTGAAGCAAAGGTTACGGCAGCAACCATACTGACGAAAATCAAGACTGTGGACGGCTCCGGAAGTGGTTTGGATGCCGATCTTCTTGACGGACAACACGCATCAGCGTTTGCGCTGGATGGGCATGAGCATGTTCTTGCCGATATTGCCGACGCAGGATCAGCAGCGGCAGAGGACATCGGTACCGGTGATACCAACGTGCCGACAGTGGCAACCGTGAAGTCCCTTTCGAGCAAGGCGCACGCGCCGCAGAGTATTGTGCAGGCCGCTTTAGGTTCTCTCCCGTCCGGGTGGGCTGCTGGCGAGTGTGACGCACCAGTCGCAAGCATGACGGCAAGCGGTAGCGTTGTTACCATCGCAACTGGCCTGCAGGTGGCATATGCTGAATCTGGCTCAGTGCGCCTGTCTGCGCTTTCGGCAGCAACACAAGCGGTAGACCTTTCAGGGCAGGCTGACGGGACGTACTACCTCGCTGTCAACATGAACGCTGATGGATCATTTGCCACCCCATCATTTGCTACATTGCGGCCTAAGGTAGGCATATCACGGGTGACTGCTGGCGCAGACCTGTACAACCCCGCAACGGTGACCATGCTTGACAGCGCAGACGCTGCGATACGGCGTGTGTATCTTGGTTTTGTCGTTAAGAGCGGGGGAAGCATTGCATCTGTGTCATGCTACGCGCTGGGCCGGTCCTGCAAACTTCCCGTCAACAGTGGGAATAATCTAGTCGTTGGCGTTCTGTATAGTAATGGAGTGCCGTTTATTATTGACAAGTTGCATGTGAAAAACTGGATTGAAAGGGACGGGATATTTTGCAGGGCGCTTGACCCTTTGTATATTTCCGCGTTCCGCGGCGTGCTCAATGACGTATCCGGCAATACGATCAGAAGTAAGGTTGTTGGCACCGATGCCTATATTATTTCCGACATGATAGTGTCGAACGTCTCGACAGGGCGTTGGATGCTCGAAATTGATCGGGGGTATTAACCATGACGACATACTACGCGATACCGGGTAAAGATGGAGCATTCGCAGATTTGCCGGAATGGGAAATTATTGACCACATCGTCATGAATGGACCGCCTCCCACGTTTGACGCAATTGCCCAGCCAGATGGCACATGGGCCGAACCTGTCATCGACCCTCAAGAACGACTTGACGAGATCACTGCCAGCATCGCGGAACTTGAGGCCGAAGCCGCTCAGTTGAGGGCCATGCTGTAGAGTGGTATACAGTGGTATACAAAATGACCAAAACGAAAGGGGTTGCGTTGCTGCAACCCCTTGTTTTTGCTGGTACCGAGGGCGAGACTCGAACTCGCAAGCCCTTGCGGGCGGCGGATTTTGAGTCCGGTAAAAACGGTATTATGTTCGTATGGTTAGATACGTTTGTATACCAACTGCGCGGTATACAAGCTATTTCTTGCCGTCATTTTCAGGCAACATGGGGATGAGCGTAGCGGCGTGAATCTGGCCTCTCGGGGTGACGTGGGCGTAGTTTTTGGCGGTGGTTTCGATGCTGCTGTGACCTGCCTGCGCTGCGACAGATGCGAGGTCTGCGCCCTGAGCCAGCATCTCGGTAATGGAGACGTGCCGGATATCGTAGAAGCGCATACTCTCGTTTGCCCGTTTGCATGCGTTATCCCATGCCTGCCTGTACGACAACACCCTGCGACCATTCCGGTGGCACACGTAGGGGATGCCGTTGGCGGTATCATCATGATACCTTTGATATGCCTCGGCCATATACGTGGCAGGAGGGTAGACCGTCTTTATCTCTCCTGTCTTTCCCTGTTTGACGTAGACGAGGCCGCGCCGCCAATCAAAGTTTGACCACAGCAGGCCGAAAAGCTCGACAAGCCCTGGACGCACGACGAGGCACAGGGCCGTCTTGACTGCCCACTGCATGTATTCCGGCAGTTCACCGTAAATGTTCATGAGGGCTGGCATGCGCACGATCACGGGCGGCTTGACGTGCTTGAGGCGCTTGTACTGCCACGGGTTGATGGCAATGAGGTCTTGTTCAACGCCCCACGACAGGACACCTCGCAGGTACGCCTGATATTTATTGATTGTCGCGTTGCTGACTTTGGGATTTTTGACGCGCATGTTATCGCGCATGAGTTCGAGGTCGCGCCGGTTCAGGCTGTCGGCGTATTTGTTGGCAAGGAATTCTCCGGCCCCTTCGGTGTGACGGCCAGATGTATCATCATGCCCGCACAGGAAGTAGAGCACGTTCTTTTTCGTGTGTTCGTTCTTGCTGGGGTTGTTCCGGTAAAACAGCACAACCAGTTCGATGAGCGTTACCCTGTCGTCGCTTCCGGCCTTGGCCGCTAGGCGGTCAGATTCGAAGGATGCGGCCTCAGCTTCGGTGTTGAAGTATTTGACGCGCTGCTTGCCATCCTCGCGCCATTTCGACGCCCACAGGTCTCGGCTCTTTACCTTGAAAACGCTCATTGCCCCCTACTTCAACCCGCAGGCTCGGCGGGCCTCTTCGTTTGTCAGCCTCGGTTTCTTGGGCCGCGATTCTCCACCGCCCACGCCTGCCAGTTCCTCGATCTTGCGGTCAACAGCATCCATCTGCGCTTTCAGTCGAGAGCGTTGGGCGATGAGCGGACGCAGCTCGTCCAGTATTCTGTCGTTGTTGACCATACGTCTACCTAAAAGAATCGAATGTCCTGTGCGTGCGGATAATCGAACTGCCAGAACGACAACTTTCCCTTGGCCGGTACCGGTGTGACGGGATATGCCTCGCTGATGTGCCACCAGAATTTGGAGTCGCTGTCGCACCACGGGGAGGGCTTGGGCTGGCCTACATTCTGGGTGCATCCTGAGAAGACAACACAACCGACGATGTGGCCGGAACGTCCGCATCCTTCGATGTCGTCAAGCGGGAACATCATAAGATTGTTCTCGGAAAATCCCCTGGCGTAGAGCTGTGCGTCACTTTCTTCCATGAGCAACTTATTGCTGACACTCGTATGCACCAGCACGGGCTTGCCGATGTATTTTGCCGGAAGCTTCCAATTGCGGTTTTCAACGTCCTTCCGTGCAGCCGTGTCCTGTTGCTGCAGGATGAGCCACGCCCAAGGCTGGCGGATTGTTATGACGGGGAGGGTGATGTGGTTCATCTTACACCGCCTCGGTCTTGGGTTGCAGGATGTTCATTGCCAGCGCGTATGCGCAATCTTCACGGTGACGTGTAGCGAGAGTCCCGCGGCACACAGGGCAAAGGAACGTGTCTTCGTCGTCAATAACGTGGACTTCGTATGCCAGTTCAGCCAGCCGCGCCTTCTCTTCCCTCTCCTGCGCCAACTCCTTTTCAAGCTGGCGGATTTTCTCTGCCCGCTGCTTCATCTGCTCTTCGAGGCGGTACAGGTTGCGCTTGTATGTGGATTCGTTTACTTCGTGCATGGGCTACTCCCCGTCGTCTTGCTTGTGCAGCATCCACTTCAAATGACACGCCTCAGATGCGCATGATCTCGAACAGTATTTTGCATTAGGGCGATTTGATTTGAATTCCTTGCCACACTGTATGCAATTTATGAGCTCTTCTGTTTTGTCCTTATTCTTCATTCCCCACCTCCAAGCACTCCCCGCGCAATGTCTGCGCAGTCGGCGGAGGTTAAATGTTCGTGGTTTTCGAGGATCTCACGGAGGGCTGAAACAGTTTCGTCTCTATTCTTCTCAATCCCTTTAACCAGCTCCTGCACCCATACCGGCTGACCAAGGATGCAGTTTTTGCATCGCGGTGCTCCACCCCATTTCCAACAGTATTCGTTGAAAGAGTCGCCAACTTCGTAGTGGATGCACGTATTCATTCCCCACCTCCAAGTGCCGCGCGGGCTATGTCGGTTCCAAGGAAACACGCGTCTTCACTTCGACCATGCCCTTTCTCACAACCTGACATATCGTAAAATCCCCAGTTCATTTTATCGGCGTACTGTTCCAACGCTTCGCGCATCCTGTCGCGTTCGGCGCGGATAGCGTCCCGCTCCTTCTCAGCAGCCTCGACCCTGCGCATGGATTCAATGCCTCCAGCCCTCACGCGGACAAGTTCGGATTCCGCCGCCTCGGCGCGGGCTAGGAGGGTGGCGTAGTCGGTAAAAAGTACATAAGCACCGTCGCTATCCTCTTCCATAGCTCCCACATCCCTGAATCGACCATAGTATTCCGTGACCACACTAAATCTCTTAGCCATCACTCCCCCCCTTCCGCTGCGGCGCGGAGTTTGCGAACCATCTCTCCTTCGACAAGCCCGCAGTTATGCAGGTGCTTGCATTTGTGGCATTCAAAGTGTCCGCATTCCGTGTTGATAAAAAACTTCGCCGCCTCCCCGCACAGCTTGCGCAGCTTGGCGTTCTCGCGCTCGGTGGCGTACAGCTTCGTGTATTTCTCCTGTGCCTCGTTCGCCAGCTTGTGATATGCGTCTTTTTCTGCTGCTACCTCAGCCTCAAGCTCGGCAATGCGCTGCTCTTGCCTGTGCCATTCGCTTAATGCCCTGTCTGCATCGCTGTGGTGGCAGCGCAACGCCTCGTTTTCTGCCTCAAGCCGCGCAATCTCCGCGTCCTTGGCGGCCAGTTCTGCCGCGTTGTCAACTGCGGGGCGGCAGTCTGAGGCGGGCCACCAATGAGGTTCAGCCTTTGCACCCATAATTTCCTCAAGGCCGCATGTAGGTTGAGTGGAAATAAAGTTCCCAAAAGACGATTCAACAATTTCACTAAACGGGGCAATCTCCCCCGTGCTGATGCGCTCAACGCGGTCGCCTGGCTGGTAGGTGTGGTTAGGCATGGTTACTCCTTCGCGGCGTAGTGCTCGCCGCAGCAGTTGCTGTCCTTGTCGAGGTACTTATCCGCCGCTACAAACCGGCACACGGGGTTGTGCTGGCACGTGTCACACGACCATTCGGGGGCGGGCGGCGAGTAGGGGGCAGAAGGCTCTTTCCATGCGACAACGTCACTGGAAATTCTGTCGCCAATAGCGTAAAATTTACCATCGTTAAACCTGCGAATTGTTCTTGCAGGTATCCCGCAGTCCATGATCGTCACTTCGTACCAATCAAAGTTGTAGGGCAGCCGCTCCGACACAGGAATCCACTGTCTATTTATTTCAGGTGTGTTGTCGTATCCATCAATGGCCCTTGGGGAGCAGCACGTAGGCTTGATTACATACTCTCTATCTATGTGTATGCGAACATCTCCATGACTAGTCATGCCGTCTAAAATACGTGCCTTCACCAGCACAACGTCACCGGTTTTGTAAGTCTGTTTATCCATCAGTTCTCCCCTCCTTCCGTGCTGCTAGGCTTGGCGAAGCACAGCTTGAGAATTATCGCGCCAATCCAGAAGAGTGCAACACAGCCGATGATTTTCAGTATGGTCAGCATTGTTACTCCTTAAACAGCGGCAGATTGTGCGCGTTCTCGCGCCTCGCAATCTGCGCCTTTTGTTTCCTGATTTCGTCACACCACACTTTGTACGGATGGTATTGACGCTGTCCGAAAGGGTATGCCTCAACTAGAGCCTTTCGCTGTTCTGGCCCCTGCTTTGGATGCAGGGCTAGCACCTCGGAGATGATGGGCTTTGCGATGTCGCGCCATGTTCTCATTTGGTAAGCCTCCAACTGTAAAGCATTCCTTGATTGTTCCCCAGCTCATTCGCGGCCCCCCGTGAGAGCCGCTGGGAGGGGAGGCTACAGTTCCTTCAAAGCGTCCTTGAGGTAGAAAACTGCTCCGGTGCAGTACAGATCGCCGTCTTCCTCCACGTTGAATGTGGCGTGTTCACAGGAGGGGGTTATCTTCCAGCTGGCGTCGGTATCTTTGGGACACCATTTGGCGGTGATGTGGCGCTCAAATTCGCCACCTATGTAGCTCCTGTTATCGTGGAATTCTTCCCACGACAGAGCCTTTATTTCCCCGTCCTTCGTCTTGATGAGCATGATGCTTATGCCTTCCCATGCACCGTACTCATCATCAATGGCCCCGCGCAGTTCGAGCAGGTCATCACTTGCACCAAAGGCAACCACAATTCCTTCTTCGGCAAGTTGCTTTTGATTTATGAACGTTTCTTCGTTGCGGTATTCAACGCCGTCCAGTTGCGCTGCTATCTCGTTAAGCCTGTTCATTTTACTTTTACCTTTCCGCCTACGCGGTCACTTTGTCCTGTTTGAGTAACTTCCTTGCCTGCACCGCACCCCTGAACCCGTAGCCGAACACATCGGCGTATAGGGTGGTGCGTCCGTTGCCGTATGGGGCGCGGTACGGGCGCTTGACTTGGACGTCCACGATCTTGCGCACACCGCCCACCTTGGCCTTGTAGAAATACTTCTGGCCTACCTCTGGGTGCTTTACAGGCACCAAAGACGTATTGAGAATGTCTTCGTAGTCCTGTGGCGTGAGCGTGATGTGCATGGGGTGCTACTTCTTCTCTGTCTGGGCCTTGAGTTCGTCGTTCAGCGTGGCTGCCTGACTCGGCTCTTCAATGACGATGTAGTCAGCCCACTTCGCCTCGCCATGCTTGATGGCCTGATGCATGAGGCGCAGGTCTTCCAGTTCGGCAGGTGAACACTGGTCAAGGCTGTGCTTGAGGTACATTTCGAGATCGCGGACCTTGACGCCGATGGCACCGAAGCTATCCACAATTTTACGGCGCAGTTCGTCGGGGTCTTTGTGCTGGCCCTTGACGGTTTCGCGGGCAACGCGCAGGGCTTCTTCCTTTATGTCGTAAGGCAGGAGGCGCAGCCCTTCATTACGGATAACCTTGGATACGGCAGCGGCTTCCTTGTTTGCGAGTTCGTCGTCGGTGGCTTTGACGATGTAGACCGTCTCACCGTACGAGTTGGGGCGCTCTGATACCACTTCGCGGCCCTTGGAGTTTTTGCGCTCCACGGTCTTTGCGATGCTGATTTCGCGGGAGAACTCGGCGTTTTCTTCAAGGTCGATCACGGTCACGAGAATGCGCCGGATTTCGTCGTCTTCGTACACGGTGCGCTGGCGGGTGCGCACATTCTTCCACAGCCTCAGCGCCTGCTCTGCGAACCGGATGGACAGGCCGGTGATCTTGCTGCCACCTACAGGCTTGCTGTATTCCACGGCCTCGGCAAAATCGTTTTTCTTGCACAGCTTGATAATGTCCGCGCGGGCCTGATCGGTGTTGCGCGGGAACTGCTTTGCCATAATGAATGATGCCTGAATTTCAGCCTTTGCCGTTTCCGCTGCGGCCACGGCTGCCGGATTGGTGTGCAGCATGGGGATATTTTGCGGTTCGTACACTGTTATGCTCCTTGCGCCCACTTGGGCAGGTCGAGTTCAATGAATTCTTCTGGGTATCCGCCCCAGCTATCGTTTTTCATGCACCACACAAGAGACTTGAGAATGTCTTTGATCTGCATGAGCGCCTGATGCTGTGCGCCACCTGCGATGGTATAGAGTCCGGTCAGATACGGCGGTTCCTTTTCCTGACAGATGAATGCGAATGCGTTGATATCGATGCCTGCAGCACGCTTTGGCCCACGGCTGTACCATGCTGCCTGCCGGTGGTATCCGAAATTGGCGATGGACTTGGGGAACGATTGCGGGGATGCGTCGCCCGTGCTTTTCAAGTCTGCTGCCATACCGTTCAGGATTGACCTGTTCAGAATATCCAGCTTGCACTTGCAGGGGAGTTGCACCCCATCTACTTCCTCATGCCAGAAGCACGAGACTTCTGTTTGTGTGTCTGGATGAGCCAGCAACATCTTTGCACCGGCATTGCGCAGAACGCCGTCACGCATCATCTCTACCTCTGCCATGGTATTTGTGCTGATCAGTTCAAGACCATGTTCCTTGGCTTCATCTGCGTTCGCCTTGCCTATTTTGGTAGACTGGCGCGTTTCGTCTGCCACCATGTACCGTCCTTCAACCTCGGAAGGTGTCAGCACTGCACAGTGGTACAGTCTGCCAAACAGCATGGCTGGCGTTTCTGTGGTGCCTGCTTCAAGGTAGTATTTGAAGTGGGCAGGAGACTTGACAAAGTGCCCCATGGCGGAATTACTGAGCGCACCAATTGCGAAGTATTCTGCGTCTGGCATGCCGGGGTAGAGTCCGGGTGCTGGCATGGGATTTCCGGGGAATGTCCACATCTCTACTGCTCCGTCATGCCTTCCGTGCTCGCGGCGAACCGGAACACGGCCAGCCGGAACGCTGGGTTGACCTGCATCAGCCGTTCGAGACGCTGGCGTGCCGTGGACGGAAAAGTGGTGCAGATGTAGGTGAAAATTTCCGTTGCCCGTGTGATGGTCATGGGTTGCATGGGCTTGTTTCCTCAATTTTTTCGCGTTCTATTATCTGGTCTATTAAACTCCTGCATTCTTCCTCGACCATACACTTTGTCCAAACAACTCCACCGTCGCTCATCCTGAGTATCCGCTCATCAAACCCAAACTCATTAAAGACAGCCTGCACATCAAACCCATCGCCATAATGCCCGCAATCAAAACCAATCCACCAGGCACTATTTTCTTCCGCTGGATACCCTTGGTTAGCTGCTGAGAATGTAAGCCCACCATGAACATTGAACGGAAGTTCTGAGTAAGTCTTTCCATGGCAATGCATCCCCGCAGGTATAGCTACGTATCCGCACCTGAATCCAATCCGCTGTAGTATAACAACGAGTCGCAGCCCCCTGTACGTATTGTCTGCTTCAACGACATACCTTTTCTCGCTCATGCCACCCTCCTTCCTTTCTTGATTTCCAGCGGCTCAGGACACAGATTCAGCGCGTCCTCTTCTCCAAGGTTGATAACGATCTGGTATGCGTCTGGGTCAAACGACTCACACTTGTCTGGGGTGCACATGCCGCTGACAGACGTGATCATGGACAGATTGATATTCGCATCGACGGGGAATCCGGCCTGACGCAGCGTTTCTTCTGCTGCCTCGCATTCTCCGTCCAGTTCGCGGTGCTCTCGGTTGTGCGGTGCGAACTGCGTACACATCCAGCACTTGCGCTGATCGTCGCCGACGTACCAGCCTTCGGGCATGTGGTAGACAGTCATGACTACATGACCCCCAGAACGAGGAAGTAGATTCCGAGGAAGATCGACAGAACCGCCACGCCGATAACGTCGTCGTTTTCACGAACCCATCTGCGTCTTTCCGCTGCACGTTCGCGCCGTGATACTGCGCTGAGAATGGTGCCATTGTTGTAGCTTGCGATGATTTTGGTCGTCATGGCTTCCTCCGTCATGGTTGCCGTTCATGGACAAAATTTTCCTGCGCTTTGACTCGCTCGGTGCGCAGGGACCGAAGAAGGAGTTTGGCTGAGTCACGCCGCCCGTTGCATGTATCCGCTGGCTAGCCTAGGTGCTGTTGGTGGCAGCCGGTGCAGTCCGTGTCCGCACTTCTCGCCAGTGATTTCACGGAGCCGGAAAATCCCTGTTTCGTATGGCCTGCTAGGGGGCAAGCTATGGTGTCGGGCCTTGGAGTGGTGCAGGGATATAAACAGCCGCGTTCCCTGCACCGGTTTCTGGGGAGGTACGGATGGCCACTCCAAAGCCCGACGAGATTTTTTATGTGAAAAGAGCTTTGAAAACTTCACCGCGCCGGTACGAGTTCTCCATCTTTTCTTTGACGCTGGTACAAAGTGCCTTTGCGATTTCTTCAACCAACATGGGGGCAGCTGCTACGCCTGTTGCAACAAGCCCGTCCTTGCTTGCTTCAAGCTGTGCTTTGATTTCTGGTACTATTTCTGATGCGACAAATGCTGTGATGGCTTCACTGACAAGCTTCATAGCTTCTTCACGGGCTTCCCAACCAATATGGGATTTCATCTCTTCAACAACTGCCTTTTTTAGGTCAGGCATTGATGCTTCCAAAATTTCCTGAACTTGTTCCTTAGTGAGAGTGACCATTGCATTCCTCCTTATTGTTTAGTTTTTCGGCCCCTCTGAGGAGGGCAGGACTGATGGCGTAATGCTGTCCTGCCCTGTTTTACTCTTAAGCGGGGAGGTACAACCGCTTTTCACTGCACACAGCCCCCATCTGGCTGCGCTGGTGTTACCGGCATTACCGTCACCGCTTTTTGGTCCGTCAGCTTGTCGGCTGCCGGAAACCAATCTCTCACGAGTATCAGTGACATATTCACCTCCTCGGAGAGGCCGAGTATTCGATGTTGGTTGAGGCTCCGGGCCGGACGCTATCCCGGCTCCCTGCCACCGCTTTCCCGCTACTGTCGCAGGGTTGCTTTTTTCACGGTTACGGTTCTCCGCGTGTCTGCGCTGCGTCTGCTCCGGTCCAAGGCGGATGTGCCTAGACGCTTTCCACGCCGCCGGAGCCTCTCCCAAATTTCTTTTACCTTCCCGTCCCGCCCTCATCCCCTTCACCCCGTTTAGAGCGTCCGGCCTGTGGCTCGGCTCTGCATCCTAGGATTCCGGTTCATCCGGCGACCACTCCAGCCTACCGCTGGTCCTCAGTGCTCCCGTGTGCCGTAGCGTGTGGGTTGATGAGGCGGTGTTCGTTCGTGGTGAGGTAAAAATACCAAAAGGAAGTTTTTATGGCAAGTAGAAAATACCAAAAGGGAGGTTGTGCGCAAAAAAATACCCCGACCAAGGCCGGGGCTTTTGTTTGATATGGGAATTTTGCTACTGGCAGATGAGGTGCATACTCTTTCCAAGGGCCTCCATTGCTTCATAGCCTCGCTGTGCTTCCTGCGGGGTACCAACAAATGTGTGAGTGATCTTCCACCCATGTAACGACTTGTCATTCAGTTCTGACGATATAGGAGGTTTGCCCACCATATATGTCTTTTCATAAACCACTGATCCATTTCTGGACGATGTGCGTTTGCGCCACGACATTAGGCACGGGTCATAGGGGTCGCAAAAGCTGCCGCGCTTTGGCATGAGGCATTCATACTGGTAGTCGGTGAAATTCCCCCCGCGCTCCCTCTCCATCATCTTTTCACAGACCATGGCTGTTCTCTCCGGAGAGGCATCCCATGTAATGTCTATGGGTATTATAGGTTTTCCACCCCATGTAAGCATCGTGGATTCAATGATGATCAAGCTGTCTTGCGATCCCGCCGTAAGATACCCTATCTCATGGGGCCGGACTATCTTTCCAGCAATACCTGTTTCAAATTCGGGATACGGACCAATATTCCACGACCAGCCATCTGGAGCGTCAACCAGCACACAGTTGTCTGATGTCACATACCCATCTTGTGTGATCACACCATGAGAAATTAAGCCTTGGCCTTTTGGTGTGCATGCCTGAATAAATATTACAATGAATAACAGTAATAATTTTTTCATAAATCACCTGACTAGTTACACTCTGCCTTAAAAATATGGCCCTTTGGACTCAAACTGCCGCCTCTTAATAGTGTGTAAAGAACGTGTTTTTTGCCATTCCCATCAGTTCTAAAATAGAAAGTTTCTAGCGCCATTTTCCCCCATCTTATGACAACAAGCAGGTCATTGTTGTCCTTGTCGACTAGCGCCACACTTGCCCCCAACTCCTTTGCACTTTTTTCTTTTTTTGTTGCATCTTTAAAGGCAATATCAATTTCTTTAGTCTCGGTATCTATAGATAGGGAAATCCACCCGTTGATACTACCCTTATCAAAATCAACAGGCTCGCCATTTGTCAAAAGACCACCGAAAAAATATTCATACCCATACGATTGACCACATCGGTACAAATCAACAGTTTCACATTTAGGGCTCGTGCTATATGAAAACAATATGAAAAACGTAGCAAATATGATAAATATAATTTTCATTTTATTATTTCCTGCTCATATCTGACCATGCCCAAACCACCCGGCCAACAACCGCCCTTTCAATGCTCCCTGAATAATCTTCTGTGAGCGAATAAGATAGGGGTGGGTGTTCAACTGCGTTATCACTATAAAATGTAAGCATCATATCACCGTTGCGCTGCTTAATGGTGACACGCTTCACAGTGACTGACCCATCCGGTTCTCTGACCAAGAAAATATTCCCGGGCGGTGTAAACCGGTTGTTGAAATCGTCTCTATCAACCAAGAGGACGTCCTGCGGGTGGAGTGTGGGAACCATGGAATTTTGGCCCTTGCCTATCTCTACTGCCATAAGATTTGTCCTAAAGCGAACCGAATCATGATTTTTCCAGACTAATACCCATGAGCGTATTTGGTCTTCTGAAATCATGCCTCGGCCTGCTGCAACTTCTCCTGCCGCAAGAGGAACTGCGATATAATCTTCTGGGATAGGAGATTCCGCGTCGGATACGTTGAGCCGCTTAGGGGATACAAAACACACCTCACGAGATTGCGGCTTTGCATCTCCGGGGAAAACAATTTGCGCGCCCAAAACTTCCAGTATCGGCGCAAGATTTTTCCAAGAAGGCTTGCGATCTCCCCTGAACCAGCGCGTCAGAAGATTTGGTTCGACACCGCACGCCCGTGCGAGTGCCGCAGTATTCCCGTCATAGTGTTCATCTCTGTACCTTTCAAGGTCAGTCAATGCTGCTGTTTCCATGTTCATCCTTACAAATTGCATTGGGGGCATACGAATTGGCAACAACCTTGTGGTAGTTTTGCTTGCCCACAAACCTTCCTTTTGGTATTCTTTGGGCCATGAACATCAAGCACGACATCCAAACCATGCTCACCGAGGCCGGTTGGCCTGCCGCACGCCTTGCCGAGGTAGCCGGTGTTCCTGCCCCTGTAATCACGCGACTGCTCAGCGGGAAGCGTAAGGGGTTGCATACGTCTACGCTCTGCAAGCTCTGGCCCTACGTCTACGGCGACAAGCGTCCAGCGCCGGTAGCGCAATGACCTTACACCGGCAGATGGCATTGCAACGCAACCTCATGCGACCCCGGAACGCTCAGGAGCCGCTGAATAGCCTCCTGCGCGCACCGCTCATACAGGGCATAGGCCGGAGTGCCTTCGGGCAGACTGATGTTGTGGAAGCGGACTTCTGCCGGAGTCAGCAGGCGGACGGTGGCAAAATGTTTGCCGGTCGCGGACTTTTTGAACGTGATGCGCATGTCACAGATTATTTGTTCCATGGTTTTTTATCCCATGCCCAATAGCAAAAAGGAACTGTAAGCCCATGGCACGATTACAGACACCTGAGATTATCGAAGCGATTCAGGCTGCCGTCCACAAGTATGGCGTCAAGGAGCTTGCTTCCAAGATGGATATGGCGCCTTCGACTCTCTATCAGAAGGTCAATCCGTGGGGCGAGCGTTCGATCAGCAAGATCGGTCTTGAAGAATTTTTGGAGATAATCAGCATAACCGGCGACCGCGTTGCGCTTGATCTCATCAACAAAGAGTTCAGTGAGGATACGCCTGTCATTGATGAATCACCCGCCGGTGGCTTTGTCATGGCAGCATACGACGCCGTGCATGCCTACCTCAAACAGGCCAAGACCGACCGCAAGCCCTACACCAAGCTCCACAAGCCCCTGATGATAGCCATTGAATCCCTCGAGCAGGTGTTCATTGCCGCGCGGCGTGAACAGGGCGGGGAATGTCTGGTACTGAGCGATCCCGAAGCCAGCCTGTTCGACGGAAAGCATCCCGTGTTGTGGGTCGTAAAAACATCTCAAAACAGGACAAAGTGATGCCGATAGTCAACTGCCAGAACTGCAACAAGGAAATGCGCGTTGAGCCTGCCCGCCTTGCAAAGGGTTGGGGCAAATACTGCTCAAACCGTTGCGCACGGGAGCACCGCGAAAAGCTGATGCATTCTGTGTGTCCATATTGTGGCCGGAAGTTCAGGAGACGTTTTGCAGTGCAGAAGTATTGCTCGAAGCTGTGCGGCGATTCGTCCCGGGTAATTAACCGGCCTACGCCTGAGCTTGGTATGAATCGGGTGTGGATTTCTGACCTGCCGATTGCCGACAGGGTGGGCGAGTTGATCACCGCTGCCGGTGAATCGTTGGGACTGGGATACGAGATAGCGTTCTAAAAACAGAACGCCCAGCCGGGGGAACGGATTCTGGGCGCTCAAAGCAATCACTGTATGGGCAGTATGCACCATGCGGTGGGAGGAGGCAAGAGGAAATGACAAATTCAGCGCTGATGATGGCGGAGGGGTAGGGACGTGTCTGACCATAAGGGATTCTTCCTCTACCTTGACCAGTACAAGCCCATCCAGAAGCTCACCAAAGAGCAGAAGGGCGAATTGCTGGAAGCAATGTTTGCCTTCAACTCTGGCGAGGATTTTGAGTTTTCCGATCCGCTTGTTGAAATGGCGTTCGGCTTTTTCGAGCAGACTTTTGAGCGCGATCAACAGCGCTATGCCGATAAGTGTGCGAAGATGCGTGCGAATGCTGCAAAGAAGCAAGTGAAAGCAGAAGGTAGCAATTGCAACCAGAAGCAACCAGACGCTAGCGAAAGCACACAACAACAAGAACAAAAGCAAGAACAAAAGCAAGAGAAAAAAGAAGAAGAATATATAAACCCCGAACTCGCTGAGTTCGTGGGTACCTTTCAGGCTTACGCTATTCAGCTTCACGGGAACACGGCCCCCAAGATCACCCCGTCGTCAACTCGCCAGTCCGAGGACTGCGTGGATAAGCTCATGCGTATCGACGGCTTTGCCCTCGCAGATATCCGTGCCGCCATGCGCTGGGCGGTCAAGGATACCTTCTGGTCACCCAATGCCCGCTCACTGGCCCAGCTACGCAACAAGGGCAAGAACGGCCTCACCAAGTTCCAGAGCATCTACGCGGCATGGAAACGAGAGACAGGGGGAGGCGACGACGATGTGCCTATTGGCGACATGGCGGCACTGAGGGCGGAGGCGATACGGAAGTACGGACCAGGAGCAGGATAGTAGGAGCACAGCATGAAACGCGAACACTTCAACGTGATGTGGAAAGAGATCAGCCTGACGTTCGGGGCCGATTACAAGCCGAGCAGCCCGAAGGCCGACTTCACGTTCTCCAAGGTCGAATCCATCCCAGACGCTGCCGTGCCGTACATCACCGACGTGATCTGCCGCAACGAATCGTGCCCGCGCAACCTGATTGCCGCCATGCACTCTGCATACGGAAGCTGGCCGGGCATCTCCAAGCTGCACGAAGACGACGGCATGGGCAACTGTCCTCACTGCCAGGGCAGACGGCAGCTGTACGTGGCCTATGACCCTGAGCGCAACGGGAATATGTACACCATGGCCGGTCCGTGCGGCTACTGCGACCCGTACCACGGTGGCATCACGGCAGAACGGGCCACGCAGCGAGGGCATGTGTACCTCGGTGACAAGGCACCGGTGCCTAACGCCATTTCTTCGCTCCCCAGCCGCACAAAGGTGATCGAGCGTGGACAGGCTCAGCTGGGCGATGTGGTTTATCGGGCAGCGCACAACGTGGCACCGCAGAAGCGACAGCGGGCGGAAAGCTGGTGATCTGCCAGCAGCAATGCAACTGGGCTGGGCCGATGGCCTGCCCGTCATTCCCCGGAGGATGTAGCACGATGAATACTATCATGGGCATAGACCCCGGTAAGAGCGGAGCCGCCGCCCTCGTTGGGAACAACGAGTATATCGACCACGTGGATTGGACTGACGGCCCCTCTGTTGCCGAGAAGATACGCGAGTGGAAGTTCAAGCACGGTATTACCTACGCTGTTCTCGAACGAGTCCATGCCATGCCCAAGCAGGGCGTTTCCAGCACGTTCAGCTTCGGTCAGAACTACGGCTGGTGGAAAGGGCTGCTCGATTCTCTCGGTATTGCGTGGACGGAAGCAACCCCGCAGCAGTGGCAGAAGGGAGTTGTACCCAAGCGCGGGAACGACAACGACAAGCCGTCGCTCACAATTGCCCGCAGAATGTTCCCAGATGCCCCTCTGAGCCGCAAAAAGGATCATGGCAGGGCAGATGCCTTGCTTATCGCTTCTTGGGGCTACAGGGCCGGATTTGGGAAGTAGGGGAGATACAATGGGCGAAGGTAAGGTAATTCTGTTTGAGAGGCGTGAAGGATCAGCGGATAACCCGGTCAAAACGGACTCCGCAGTACTCAAGATCAGCAAGCGCAGCGTGGCAAAGAGAGAGCAGAAATATGAATGCAAGCACTTTCATGTTTTGCTCGACAACGAAACCCAGCTTGTTACGTGTAACGACTGTGGCTTGATTATGAGCGCATACAGTTATTTACACGCGCGGGCTACGGAAGAAGAGCGGTTAGAACGGTACGAAGACAAGCTGCGCAAATCTGTCCATGAGTTCACCGTGGCGACGTGTCCTGAATGCAAACACAAATTCCGGCATTATCCGCCGAAGATATATTGAGGCAGCAATGATCCAGCTCACCCCAGAACAGCAGGCCGTGTGCCGGAAGGCAGTGGAGTACTTTGGAAAACGCGCCCAAGTGCTCAAGGTGGCCGAAGAATTGCGCGAACTGGCCGACGAACTGGAAGCTGTGGTGCATGACAATCACTGCATGGTCAAGATTATAGACGAGCGGGCAGACGTGGCCGTGACACTTTGGCAGCTGGATAACGTGTTGATTCCGGCCATGGAGCCGCATGTGCAAGAGCGGATCGCGTTCAAGGTTGAGCGGCTGGAAGGGAGGATGAAGGCATGACGCTGGTTTATGACGGATATCTTAAGTGCAAAGGCGAGCCGTCCAAAGACGACGTGTTGATTGTGCTCGGCAAGGCTATCTCCGACGCTGAAAAGGGTTTTGGATGCAATAACTGCAACCACCGGACGAATGAATGCGACCTCGAATACAGCAGCGCGGATTGGCCCAATTGTGAGCACCCTGACGTGAAAATAGCATGCCGTGCCAACTTGAAGTCTTTCCCCTTCAAAAACGCCCCGAAAGACTGCTTCAGCATTCATGCTGATATGCATGCTTTTGTACACATCGAACCGCTCTACCACTTTGGCAAGTACGACGTAGAGCCGGGGCGATGGCGCATTACGCGCAGGCTATGGCGTCGCACCGACCGTTTCGGGCTGATCAAGCTCAAGTCTGAGAACGAGGCCAAGGTGCGTAAGGCATACGCGGATTTCTGCGAACGGACAGGATACAGGTGCGACCATGACCAGTCCTAAACCCTGCGACACCCACGCATCGCAGCTGCCCTGCACCAAGTCCGGCAAGTGCTACGGGTATTCATATTTCGGCGGCAAGTCCGGTACGCCCAAGCCTGCACACGGTGTGCCTACCTGCCCGTACCACCAGATGGTGCGGGACTGGTGGAAGAAGAACGGAGGGAGGAATGGAAAGTAAAAGATCAAAGCTCGCAGCGATTGTCGCTCTTGATTGCTTTGTTTTCTGGGTAATCTGGGAATTCTGCTTCAACGGCAACACGTGGGCGGAATGGATTGTCAGAGGCACGATATTTATTCTGTTTTTCAGTGTCATTGTGGCCGCCAGACACGGCAAGCCAAGGCCCAAGTATTCTAAGCCATTCTTTGCATATCACTTGGCTACTGAAGTGGCGTTCATGGTGCCGCTCTTTATGGCAGAACATTACGTTTTGGGCGGAATGATGCTGGCTATGGAAGCGATGGTTCTGAGTATGCCAGTTGCTGAACCCGATAGTTTGAACTGCAAACAAACTGAACAGCGCAACGCGGGGGAGTGAGTAATATGAAGAGATTAACCACAGCGTTTATGCGTCTCTGGAAAATTGCCACATGCAATCATCGTAATTTCTGTGTCGAGTTCAGACATGGGGTAAGTGAGGATTGCCCTGATGGCACTAGCAGGCTTTGCGTATGCAGGAAGTGTGGAGTTGTGATCAGCGTCGGCTCTGATGGATACAGGCAGAACGACCACGAAACATATATGGCAAGGAAGTAGGAGCCAACCCATGACCAACGATGAACTTTCGGCGAAGGTGGCTGAGGCGAGGGGTGGTAAATGTGCTCAGGGAACTAGAACAAATTACAGATGCCCTGATGATTGCTCATATTGTGATGTGAAAATCCCAGATTACGCCACCGACATGAACGCTGCGTGGGAACTGGTGGAGGAGATGCGGAAGCACGGAGTGGTTACGATCACATCATCACCAGACCGCACGCAATATAGCGAAGAGGCGTGTCCAAACTACACAGCCACATTTGTCAAATTCAGAAGCAAAGTGAAGGTTCGTGGTTCTTCACACTCACCGTCAACAGCCGTATCGAAACTATTCCTCGCGTTCAAGGGGGTGGAGAAATGACCGAAGGACGCAAGGACGACGGCGGGAAGCGAGGCTCTATCCTCGCAGAGGCCCACGATATCATCAATGGCGAACGCCAGCAGCAGTATGGATCGCCTGAGGATAGCCACAATGTCATAGCCCAGCTGTGGAACGGCTACAGAAATGCAAAGGCCGCTGCGGGAAGCTCCCCAGAAATAACCCCCCGCGATGTAGCCCACATGATGGTGCTCTTTAAGCTGGCCCGCGAACTGAATGGGGCAGGAAAGCGCGACAATTACCGTGACGCAGCCGGATATCTGGCGATAGCTGCAGACATGCAGGATAGCGAACCCAAGCCATCACTTGGAAATTGTGACGAGAAAAGCAAGGGGGAACTTGTTGCCTGCGGCGTTGGGATCACGGCCGGGATGCCTATTACTATGAAAAAGAGTTGGGCCACTCAGGAGCCTAAATGGGTGGGTAAATGAAGCGCCTCGTGATTACCTCCGACAAGCACTGCGGACACCGGGCCGGACTCACTCCTCCCGGCTGGCAATACTCCATCTCAGACGCCAGTGAATCACGCGCCGCATGGGGGATGCTCCAACGTGAACTGTGGGGCTGGTACGCGCAGACTCTTGCAGCACTGCAGCCCATCGACTGGCTGGTCATAAACGGCGACGCCATTGACGGGCGTGGCGCCAGAAGCGGAGGCGTCGAGCTCATCACCACCGATCTGTCGGAACAGGCGGACATGGCCCTTGCCTGCATCCGTGAGGCGAACGCTGCCAATCACCTTGTCATATACGGCACGCCCTACCATGTCGGCACGGAAGAGGACTGGGAAGCCAAGATTGCCAGCGAACTCGGCGCGCACATAGGCGGGCATGAATGGCTGGATATTAACGGCTGCGTGTTTGATTTCAAGCACAAGATCGGCTCTTCTGGTGTTCCCCACGGAAGACATACGGCTGTATCCCGTGAGCGGATATGGAACGTGCTGTGGAATGAGCGCGATTGGGCTCCGCTTGCACGGGTGATCGTCCGGTCTCACGTCCATTACCACGAGTACAGCGGGAACCCCACGCACTTGGCGTTGACCACCCCAGCGCTCCAAGGCCCCGGCAGCAAATACGGCGTTCGCCAGTGTTCCGGGGTTGTTGATTTTGGCCTTGTTCACTTCGACATCGACGATAATGGAGGATTTTCATGGAAATCGCATCTCCTGAACATCAACACGATGCGCCCTCAGCCCGTCAAGGGATAAGCTGTGATCTCGTCGCTCTGCTGTCCCAGATAGACAAGGCGGCAGGCGGTGAAGGGCATACCACGGCAGAGATTGCCGACATTCTCGGGTGCGGACCAGATAAGGCGAGGAAGGTTATCAAAGAGGCCATTGCGCGGGGCGTGTGCCGGTCATCTCGCAAGAAGATCATGACAATCATGGGCACCACGCAGATGTACCCGAGCTATGTGTTCGAGGAGGTGAAGGGATGAGCCAGCAGCCCATAGTCCGACCGATTGAGATATTGAAAGGCGTTGAAGCGATTGCAAAAAGGCTTGGAATAGGTGAAACTACTGTCAGGAAATTATGCAAGATCGAAGGCTGCCCAGCTATCCCCGACGGGGCTGGTGTGCGCCGGTGTGATGCTGCGGAAATGTGGGAGTTCTACAAGGAAAACCGAGGGAGGGTGGAGTAATGCCGAGTGAGCGCGACGCATGGGAACGCAAAGAAAAGCGTGCCGAGAAAATGTTTCTATCCGGCCTGTCACTGTTCGCGATACCTGTCGGGCTTGGCTTCCTATTGGCGGTGTCCGCTTGTGTGGCGTCAATGTGCGGGGTGGACGTGCGATGAACCTGAAAGACCGGCTTGAGAGGATGAGAGCACAGTCCTCTGCTGCAAAGACTGTTTGGAGAGATGGCTTTTGGCGCACCGATGGGGAACAAGCGATAGTTTTTCGCCATGAAGGCTATTCCGCGTCAAAAGCAATGAATGTCCTGCGTGATCATGGTGTAACTCAGGACGATCTTGACGCTTCAACCATGATGAAAATAGCTGTAGGTCCGATGCCTAGCTGCCTGCTTGTATTGAATGGGCCGTGGGATTTCAGAGAGCAACATAACCCCAGCACATAACCCCTCTTCGGAGGGGTTTTCTTTTTCCCGCAAACCTTGTCAAGTCCGTTTTGATCTGACTCTCGCTTATCTCTCGCCTGACGCTCGTCAGAGCCTCCCAAAACCCACGGTATAATCCGCGTACACATAAGAGGGTCGCCTCACGCGGCCTGCTGGGGCGTGCGCGGTTGTCCTTCTTTCCTGCTCACCACCCCAAGCCAACGGGGCGGCCACTTCTTTGAGAGGAAACCATGGCTATCTGCTTACGTCACCGCATTCAGCACCATTGCAACCCATTGAATCTTGAGTGCCGTCTTGTGCCGCTCGTAGGTCGCAAATGGGCGCGCGTGCTGATGGAGACGTATGCCAAGCCATATTGCTGGGTGATGAAGGCGTGGAGGGCGTACAGTGCGTAAAAAGAGCATAGCCGCAGTCGTTGGCACAGTAGCTGCCGCGATTATCATGCAGGTGACTCCCGTCTGGGAAGGCCACCGCTCTGTCGGCTATGTCGATATCGCTGGCGTGCCTACCAAGTGTTACGGCGACACCAAAGACGTGCAGGTAGGCCGACGCTACTCCGACGCCGAGTGCCTCGAATCCCTGAATGATGCGCTGATTTCCCACGCTGAGCCGGTAGTGCGCTGCCTCCCTGAGATTGTGGGAAATCCTTACATACTCGCAGCCGCCGTGGATAGCGCCTACAACGCTGGCCCCGGTGCGCTGTGTGGTTCCCGTGCTGCTGCCCTGTGGCGTGCCGGAAAGCTGCGTGAAGGCTGCGAAGCCCTGCGAGGATGGCGGGTGACGATCAACAAGGGGCAGACCAGAGTGCGTGGGCTGGTGAACCGGCGTAATGCCATTGCTGACCTATGTCTCAAGGGGGTGCCGAATGCTCAGTAGCCTCCGCTCCATGCTCGTTGCCGGTGTAATCATCGCCGCTCTCTCTGCCGGAATCTACGTCCAGCAGTTGCGCGTCAATGCTGCCCGTGCCGAACGCGATACCGCGCTTGTGCAGGTCGCCGAACTGCAAGCCAGTAACGAATCATACGTCAAGGCGCTCGCCGCCAGCGAATCCGAAATGCGCCGCCGTGATGCGGCTATCGTCGCCCGTGACGAGGCATTGAAAACCATCAACGCCCGCCGCGAGTCGAAGCGCCGGGTAATCATTCAGGCGGTGCAGCATGACGAGACTGTGCGCAATTGGTTTGACACTCCTATGCCTGCTGCCGTTATCGGCGTGCTCGGTGAGTAAGCCCATGACCGTGCATGTCCCCCAGATAGTGCGCGTGGCTCCTCCCGCTGCCCTCATGCAGGCCACACCGCGCCCTGTGTTCAACGGCACGACCAATGGTGACCTGTTGGACTATGCAGGTCACTTGGAGCGCTCCGTGGATGCCTGCAACGCCGACAAGGCCAGTCTGCGCGATTGGGCGAGGGGGGGCGAGAGATGAACATGGAACAACATATCGTCGATTCGCTCAGGCGCATTGAAGAAAAGACGGACACGCTTGCCGAAAAACAGGCTGAAACAGCCGTAGGGTTGGCCGTGGTCGCTACCAAGGTCGAGGAAATGAAGGCCGAAGCTGCCAAGCGTGACGAGACAATCGAAAAGCATGACAAGCAGCTCGACCGCATGGACGGCGTTGTGAAGACCGTTTGTTGGGTTGGAACAGCCGGCGGGCTATCAGGCCTTGGGGCCGGGCTCAAAGCATTACTTGGCATCGGAGCGCAGTAGTCATGGCAAACAGGCCGAAGGCAGACGCAAAGCGAGAACAGTTCCTCGCACAGGTTGCAGAGACAGGCGGCAACATCAGTGAAGCCTGCCGTCTCTGCGGATTAAACAGGCGTACTGTCTACGACTGGAAGTGGAACGACGAAGAATTTTCGCGCCAGTGGGATGAGGCCGTGAAACTAGGCCTTGATGCACTCGAAGACGAAGCCATCCGCCGCGCATATCAGGGCGTTGATGAGCCGGTATTCTACAAGGGCGCGGTATGCGGGCAGGTGCGCAAATACAGCGACCAGCTTCTGGTGCAGCTTCTCAGGGGCAAGAAACCTGATGTGTACCGGGAACGCATGGACATGAATGTTTCTGGCGGTCTCAAAATTTCACACGAACAGGCCCTCGACGAACTGGAATAGGCATGGACGAACGCGAACGCGCCATACGCAGGAAGCTGCGAGACGACTTCCCACATTACGCACGGAAGTGTCTGCGCATTCGCGGCAAGGTTGCTGTCGAGATTGATGGCAAGCCGACCAAGATCATGCCGTTTGAACTGAACAAAGCGCAACTTTACCTGCACGGACGCCTTGAGGAACAGCGAACCAAAACAGGAAAGGTGCGTGCTCTTATCCTCAAGGGCAGGCAACAGGGTTGTTCCACATATGTCGGTGGACGGTACTTCCACAAGACCACACACAATAAAGGCCTCAAGACTTTTATTCTGACGCACCGTGACGATGCCACGGACAACCTGTTCAAAATGGTGCGCCGGTTCCACGAGACGTTGCCCGATCTGGTCAAGCCGTCTACCAGCTACAGCAACCGCAAGGAGCTCGTGTTTGACCTGCTCGACTCCTCATATGGCCTTGGCACGGCAGGAAGTGGAAGCGTTGGGCGATCTGACACGGTTGATCTTTTTCACGGCTCAGAAGTCGCATTCTGGGCGAATGTTGGTGATATCCGCGCAGGCATCATGCAGGCAGCAGGCATGGCGCAGGAGATCATTCTTGAGTCCACAGCCAACGGGTACGACGAGATGTTCTACCCCATGTGGCAGGACGCAGAAAACGGCATAGGTGATTACATTGCCGTGTTCATTCCTTGGTACTGGCAGGACGAATACACCAAGGACTATGACGACTCTTTCAGGCTTGATGATGAGGAGCGGGACTACCAGAAGGCATATGGGCTTACCATGGGTCAAATGGCGTGGCGACACGCCAAGATCATCGAACTGAAAGACCCGCTCCTTTTCAAACAAGAATACCCTGCCACAGCCGCAGAAGCATTTCAGCTTACCGGACACGATTCGTACATCAAAGCCGAAGACGTGATGAACGCCCGTAAGCGCAATGACCTTCAGGCTGTAGGGCCGCACATCCTCGGAGTTGATACTGCGCGCGAGGGGAATGACCACACGGCGTTCATTCACCGACAGGGTCGCGTTGCATGGGGTTTGGAGCAGGAAAAGACGCCCGATTCCATGCATATCGTCGGCAAGATCATAGGCATGCTGAACGCATCATACAATCCTGTCCAGAAGGTGTTCATGGACCGTGGCGGAGAGGGCGGGGCGATCTATGACCGCCTGTGCGAGATGGGCTACGGACACAAGGTTGTGCTCGTTAACTTCGGCAGCACGAAAACGCTTCTCTACCCTGAGCAGTACAAGAATAAGCGCGCTGAGATGTGGGGGCTGATGCGTGATTGGCTGCGTGACGATGCCGGCTGCTCGATTCCTGACAGTGACAAGCTGCAGGGCGATCTGACGGCCCCGGCCTACAAGTACGACAGTGAATCTCGCGTCGTGCTCGAATCCAAGGAAGACATCAAAAAGCGCATAGGACGCTCGCCTGACGGTGGAGACGCGCTTGGGCTGACGTTTGCGTTCCCGGTTCCTGCTGAGGACTATGTACAAGATTTTTCCAACCAGCCAAGCCGGTTTGCATAGGGGCATATGATGGCGAAACTGACCGACGACAAGATTCTCAACCTGCTCGACGCACAGCGCCGCAAGGCTGCAGACCATCAGAGTGAACTCAGCAAGAAGCGCGAGGAGTTTTACCGCTATTACCGTGCCGAGCCGTATGGGAACGAGCGCAAGGGCTGGTCGCAGACTGTTTTGCCGGTAATCTGGAATATAGTTGAGGCCATCAAGCCGTCTCTGGTGGAAATATTCACCGGTGATTTTTTTGTCGTGTCCAGCGTGAATAAGACCCCACCCAAGATGGAAGGACAGCCGCTCGCCGTTGGCATGGATGGTCAAATGGTGCCGTCTGTTCCCGGGATGCAGCAGCCGCCCATGCCTGAACCACCTAAGCCGCGTGATCTCGCGCAGGATATTCAGGATTACATCCGCCACAAGCTGTTTGTGCAGATGGACGGCGAGCAGATCATGGACGACGCGATCCATTATGCGCTGACCAGCCATTACGGCGTTATCAAGGTGACGCACCGCGAAGAATACAAGGAAGTGCGCGAGGAATACGAATATCTGACGCCCGAAGATATGGCGAGGCTGGTTGCCGACGAGATGGTGACTGTCAGCAAATACACGGCGGTCGGTGACGAATCAGAAGATGATGCAGAGCTGATGCCCTTGGGCTTCGAGTCGGTCAAGGTAGTCCGCCGTGAGCTTGTATACCGTGGCCCGTGGATCGAAGTTATCCCGCCCCGTGAATTGTATTATGTTCCGGGCTATACCTCCCTCGCCAAGTGTCCATATGTGGCCCATGTGGTCAAGCGCGACCTGGACTATGTGCTGCGCATGGAACGCCGTGGCGTGTACAGAAAGGGCAGTTATGAGCAGGTCAAAGCATGGCTTGATTCTAGTTCAAGCACGGATGAGACGGACGGCGAAGTTGACGCTCTGTTCTCTGTGGATGGACTGGAAACCCCGGAAGACCGCAACCTAGCGAGCATGTCTGAGCGCGTGGTGCTCAACCAGAATGAGGTGCTGGTCGAAGAAATTTACACCCAGATGGACATTGACGGTGATGGGCTGCTTGAACCCGTGATCGTTACCATCTGCGGCAAGGTAGTGCTGCGCGAACCCATAGAAAACCCCTACGAAACGCCTCCTTTCGAGCTGTGCACGGCCCTGCGTGAGCCTGACAAGATCATCGGTCGCCCGTATCCCGAAGTGTTCGACACGTGGCAACGCATGATGACCAACCTGACGCGCGGTGTGCAGGATGCGGCCATGCTTTCTACGGCACGCGGCTGGAAGACCAACGATGCGCAGACCCGCAGGGCATTGCAGGCATGGGCTCCGGGTGACGTTCTGTTCACACCGAACCTGCAGGCGCAGGCAGAACTGCTTGATTTTGGCAGCCCGTCCGCGTTCATCCTGCAGGCCGTTGAGCGCACACAGTACGAGATAGACAAGAGTTCCGGTGTCAACGAGGCCATGCAGGGGCTTGATAAACAGGCCATGAACAAGACGGCGTCCGGCATGGAAATGCGCATGTCCGCTTCTCAGGAGCGCCAGCGCCTCATTGCCCGTCGCATTGCCCGAAGCCTAAAGCGCATTATCCGCCGTGTGCTTGACATCATGCGCGTGTGGCCGCCCGAGGACGACGCCAAGGTGGTCGGCCGTGACATTTCCTTGTCTGCAGAAGACATGCGGGCAGAATACACCGTTGACGTTGAGGTTGGTGTCGGCCCGCAGGACAGAAAGAAGAACGCAGAGGCATTTGCCGCACTGGCAGGCTTCCTCGCTTCACCCGTGGCCCTGCAGATGGGCATCGGCAACCCTGACAGCATTCTCGGGGCGATCAGCGCTCAATACGAATACCTTGATATCGACGTGTCCGACATTCTTCCCGACATGAAACAGGTTGGGCTTGCCCAGCAGCACGCGCAGATGGGGCAGCAGATGCAGCATCTGCAACAGCAGATGGGGCAGATACAAGAAGAGAATGCCTTCCTGCAGCGTAAGGCCAACGGGAAAGACCCCCAGGCTGAAATGCAGAAAATGCAGGCTGAGCATCAGCTTGACGCGCAGAAAATGACCTTTGAGCAGCAGTTGGAGGAGCGCCGGTTGCAGATGGAATATGCGCTCAAGGAAAAGGAAATGCTCATGAAGCATGAACTGGAACGCGAAAAGCTTCTGTTGAATGCGCAGTCCAAAGCACAGCAGGCCGTCAAACCCCAAGGTGTTCCAAGCGCCCAACCGGCGCAGCAGATGCCACAGGTGGTTGTTGTCCCGACGGCATCCGGCCCCAAGCGCGTGAACATCATCCGTGACGCATCCGGTGCCATTGCCGGTGCTGACGTAGTCGAAGCAACCCAGCCGCAATAGGCAAGGAGAATATTACCATGACCGTTCAGACCTCGGTAGCACTCAGGAACGCCGCGCTTGATGCGCGTGAAACCGCAACCGGCACTGCCCCGAAACTGCAGATTCGCACCGGCGCACAGCCTGCAAGTTGCGCAACTGCTGACTCCGGCACCTTGCTTGCCGAACTCGACCTTCCCTCTGATTGGATGGCCGCAGCATCATCCGGCACCAAGGCAAAAGCAGGCACGTGGAGCGGCACCGCTTCCGCTGCAGGAGACGCTGCACACTTTCGCATCAAGGACAGTTCCGGCACGACCTGCCACTGGCAGGGAAGCGTAACAGCAACCGGTGGTGGCGGCGATATGACCATGAGCGTTGGCGGCTCTCCGTCCGTGACGCTCGGTGTGGGCTACACATTTACCGTTGATACTTTCACCCTGACCGAGGCCGGGGCGTAAGTGTGGCTAGTGCGGAGGAATATCGCCAAGCACGCCTGCTCTATTATCGCAGGACAAGGCGAGGCCTCAAATACCGTGTGAAGCGGTCAATTGTTCGGAAACGTATGAGGTTAGCAGCAATATGCCTGACGTAAACATGGTTGAAGTAACGATTGAGTCGCCCCTTGATGAAAGCTATCTCCCCCTGTTCGACGCCTATGTGTGCTCGTGTGGCGGGATGTGGCGCATGTGTGACCACTACGTTGTGACCGTCCCCGAAACGAGCGTGGCAGGCCTTTCTGCGATTGAAGGAATCACGATCCTCTAATGACTGTACTGTCAAACGTCATAGCGTCGGCACTGTCTGACGGGACACGCCTGAGCCAAGCAGAATCCTTGTGGGTTCGGGCTGTCGGCAGTGAATCCGTTGAGTATGTGAAATACGGCTCTGCTGTGTACCAGAACGGCGCAGGCGTGGTCTCCACGCACGCCGTGGGTACTCAGGACCGTGAGATAACGCTTGAGCTTATAGATAGCTATGACGGTGGTAACAGCGGGGGAATGAAGTTTTTCCTTGCCTATGGGGCCGCGAGCAATATCGACGGCCTGTACCTGTTCCACGACGGTACTTCTTGGCGGCTGCGCCGGTTCATCTCGTATTTGGTCACCATCAGTGATGCAGCGTTCAGTCAGGGTAACGTCAGGCGCAAGGTAGTCATACGCAGCGAGAGCGGAAATGTGACCCTTTCTGTCTATGACGCTACCGATTCGCTCATTGGTTCCCAGACGGCGACAAATGCACTTGATGCCTACACTGGTGCACTCCCGGCATGTGTTTATGACGGCGGAAGCTGGTCGGTAGGTGATGCCGTCAACCAAGACGGTATTGGCTACATTTCCATCAAGATTGATGATCTGCAATCTGGCGGTGGAGGATCTGCAACAGCGTCTCTCGCATCCACGGTTGGCGGCGTATCTCTCTCATCTACAGCATCTGCCACTACACCCCTGGCAGCCGTAGCGGACTTTGCAGGCACGGTAGGAGGGCTGTCCCTCGAAGCATCAGCACAGGCATCATCTCTTCCGGTAGCAACGGCATCACTTTCCGCAACAATCGGCGGTGTGTCCTTATCCAGCGCGGCAACGGCAGAAGAACCACTTGAAGCGGTTGCCGATCTTGCGGCAACCATAGGTGGAGTTTTCCTTGTTTCTGGTGTGCGTGGGAGTGCTCCGGCAGACGCCAGCGTTGAAGCGATTTGGGCGTATGAAATTATCCCCGGAATATCCGCTGCAACCATGCTGCGCGAACTCTGGCAACTGGCCGGCCTTGATGCTTCCAGCCCCATGACAGTGACGAAGTCGGCCCGTACCGCTGGCGACATTGCGCTCACCATCTCCGGTGACGGCATCAAGACTTCAACGGTGGCGAGGCAGTAATGTACGCGGTTTCTGTAGCAACTGACGGGTATCTGGCATCTGCCATCCCATTGTCCGTTGCCACGTCAGGGCATCTCGGAACCGTGCGCAAGGGTGGCATAGGCCGGTACGTGCGGGTGGGTATGCGTACTGCCATACCGGCAGCACACGGGGCTACTGAGTCCGGAGTGTATGCCGACACCGTGGTTCGCCCCATGCTGCCTAGAGAGGCCGATGCTGTGCGCGGCACCGGTGAAGTAATCGGACATGGACTGCAAGCACGGAGTGATGCCGCGAACTTTGTGGATGCCTTTTCGTTTGCAGGAGCTCTTGAATGGTCACAGGCTGGCTTTGACGATCAATGGTTAATGGACAGGGTACGATCGCTGCGAGACATGGCACAGGCATACGGCTCTGCCATGCTGAATGACGCTGAGATGGCCCTCATACTCATACTTTGCGAGGCTGTGTAATGGCGACCCGTGACGAACTGTTGGCCGATGTTGAATATGGCAATGAGTGCCAATCAATCATGAAAAGCAAGGTGTGGAAAGTTATTGCCCACCGCAAGGCCACGCTTGCGTCCCAGCTGGTTAACGGAACGCAACTTGATGGCAGGGCGCTCGAAATTGTCCGCGCCAAGCTGGACGAACTCAAGGGGCTGCAACACGCCCTGAAAAACGGGGTTGAGCAGGCCAAGGATGCAGAGGCCGCGCTCGCCGCAGGAGAATTTGAAGATGCCTAGAATGATTCTGGTGACGGGCAAAAAGAAGCCCCCGAAGAACAAGTCCGGTGCCGCTGATCAGGCCGAGTATATCAAGCTGCTTGAGGAAGAAAACGCGGACCTCAAGGCCCAGATTGCCAAGCTTGCCAAGCCCAAGAAAAACAACAAGACGGAGCAATAAACCATGACTCTTGACCCCAACGCCATCCAGCCTGAACAGGGCGCGGAACAGGTAGCAGTCGATGCCGCGCAGGTCGCCGACAAGGACATTTACGAACAGTTCGCCGACGTTGCAATGGGCGGTGAAGAACCGGCCCCAGCCGAACCGCAGCAGGCAGAGCCGGAACCGGCGGTACAGCCGCAGCCCGTAATCGCCGCTCCTGAGCATTGGGCGAATGAAGACAAGGAAGCGTTTAACGCCCTTGACACTGCGGCAAAGCAGCTTGTGCTCGCCCGCGACAAGCGCATTGAAAGCATTGCCACCAAAAAGCTGGAAGAGGTGGCAGCCAAGCAGAAGGAGCTTGCCGCATGGGAGATGCTGACCAAGCGCGTGCAGCATGACCCGAAGTTCGCCGCCCACGTGTTCGGGTATGACCAGCAGGCACAGGTGCAGCAACAGCAGGCACCACAGCCGCCGGAAGACCCCATAGAGCGCATCAAGTGGGAAGCGCGGCAGGAAGCCATGAAGGAATTTCAGCCCAAGCTTGAAGAGGTGCAGCGCTCCATGCAGCTGTCCCAGACCAAGCAGGCTATCGAAGCGACGCGGGCGCGTGTGCAAAGTGACCCCATGTTTCAGCAGGTGCAGAACGCCATAATGGAACACGTGACAGGCTTACCGGAATCGGTTGGCCGCGCCGTGTACCAACAGCTTGACGTTGACCCCAGCGCATACATGGACATGTACATGAAGACCCGAACCCGCCTTGCCGGAGGCTCGCAGCAGTCGCCCGCGCAGGCACAACCCCAACAGGTTGAACAGCCACAGCAGCCCAAGCCCGTGCAGCGCCAGACGCGCACGCCCGTGCTTGAGGATGGTGGCGCGGCTCCTGTTCAGACTGACGATGGCGCTAAACAGCGCAAGGCACTGCACGCCAAAATTCGCAACGGGAACGCATCAAGCGACGAGCTTGGCAAATACCTCGAACTCTCCGGCGTGATCGACAAGATGAACATCTGACGCCCTACACGGGCAGGAGCATACGACAATGGCACAGAACACCACCTATACCACCAACGCCGCGAACAACATCTTCGAGGACGTTGAAAACATCATCCAGACCGTTACCCCGCACAACACCCCGTTCCTGTCGTCCATCGGCAAGACCAAGGTGACCAACACCATTCACGAATGGCTCGAAGATGAACTCACCACCGGACAGGCGAACGCTGCCGTTGAAGGTGCTGACGCCACCTTTGCGGAAAAGGCCCAGCCTTCCCGCCTCTCCAACTACTCCCAGATTTTTCAGGATACGTTCCAGATTTCCGAAACCTTCCTTGCCACCAACACCATCGGTCGCAAGAGCGAGGCTTCCCGCCTGATGCAGAAGACCATGAAGGAAATTGCCACCGACATGGAAAAGGCGTTCATCAACAACGCCTCCTACGTGGCCGGTGACGGTTCCACTGCGCGTCAGGCAAAGGGCATGGAAGGGTTCATTACCACCAACGACCTGAGCTATGCCAGCTACGCAGGCACCAACGACTTCGACGAATCCAAACTGATGGCGATGAGCCGCGCTGTATACACCAACAGCGACGCTGAATCGCACAACCTGCTTGTCGGCCCCATTCAGGCCGGTGTTATTGCCGGTTGGGACCAGAACAGCCGCATCACCGTGAACCAGAACGCCGACGCCAAGAAGCTGACCATGGCTGTGATGGAACTCATCACCCCCTACGGGATGATCAAGGTTGTTCTTGACCGCTATATCGGCGTGGATGTGGACAGCTCCACGGACTATGACCGCGTGTACCTGTACTCGCCCGACAAGTTCAAGGTGGGCTGGCTGCGCAACATGAAGACCAACGAGCTTGCCAAGTCCGGCGACTCCCGCAAGTGGCAGACCATCGGCGAATGCACGCTGATTTGCCACAGCGAAAAGGCCGCCGCAAAGGTCAAGAAGGTTTCTCAGGCCTAGCAGCGTCTGAGCAGTGAATAAACGGCGGGGGCTTAGGCTCCCGCCTTACCGAAGAGAGGCCTCATGTCCCGACATTGCGAAGAGGTGAATATCGGCCCGGACGGGATGGTATCCACCATTATCCTTTCCGATACCGAGGAAGCCGACCTGCTTGCCAAGGCGTTCCGCAATTTCCCCGAGCTGCGCAAGTTCGGCAAGGATATCCGCATTGGCAGAGTGTATCCGTTCTATATGCCGGATGGAATGTTTGACCCGTCCGTGCATGTGCTGAACGCAGACCAAGATCAGCTTGATTTCCTCGTGAAAAAGAATCCCCATTACGATTTTGACCGCGTGAAATAGGGGGGCACCCATGGCCTTTGTATCGTCCCTGTATACCAGTATCCGCGACGGGATTGGCGACTCTGCCAATGCCCGCTGGACGGATGCCGAGCTGCTGCGGCAGGTGAACCTTGCTATCGTTCGTGCGCAGGCGCTTTTGCAGCGCAACAGCATTTCCTTTGGCCGCAAGACACACGAGTTCACCGGGGTGGCCGGAACGTCTGCCTATGAACTCCCCGGCGACTTTGCCAGCGTTGTCGGGCTGTGGCGCACGGACACGTCACGCGAATTGCTGCATAAAACACAGGAGGCATACGACTCCACCCTGACTGCGGCAGAGGCCACCATATTTTGCGTGGACGGTGACCATTTGCGCATCATGGGGACACCCACAGGCGCAATTCCTTTCAGGCTGCGCTACTGGCCCGTTGCGACAGCAGTAACAGGCAACGACTCGACCCCTTGGGGTGGCAAACTTGACCCCATTATGGTGGATTACGTGCGCATGCGCCTGTTCGTGAACGACGAAATGGATGTGACGCAGGACGCTCAGTTTTTGCAGGATCTGGAAAACAACATCCTCGCGCAGTTTGCCTTGGCTGAGCCTGCCGTTGTCAAGCATCGCGGGTGGTTGGTGTAGCCCATGCCCAAGCGCAGCAGTAAGCACGCCATTCTTGATCAGCGGAATGTTGTTCCCACCGGGGGGCTTGATCTGTCCGTACCGGCCAACGCGCTTGCAGACAATGCGCTATCCCGTGCGTTCAACTGGTGGCACGAGCCTGAGCGCGGACTGTGCGTGCGGCAGGGGCTTGCCCGTGAGGATGTGGAGGTTTTCGCATACCCCGTGCTCGCGCTGCATCCGTATGTGGACGCCGTTGGCACGCTGCATCTGCTGGCTGTCAGCGAGGGGAAAATATGGCGCAGGACCGGTGCCACATGGACTTTGGTCAAGGCGCTGACGAGCACCACTGTTGTTCCGTCATTCCTTGATTTCAACGGCGTGTGTGTGGTGGCTGACGAGGGTGATACGGGATTGTGGTATTACAACGGGGTGGCTGACTCCACGGCGTATATCTCCGGCAGCCCTGCCAACCCGCGAGCCCTGACGACCATCGGAAACCGCATAGTGTGTGCCTCGGCATCACAGGTTGACCTTGTCTATTTCTCCGGCCCTGAGGATTACGCGGATTGGGCAACGGCAGACCCAGGTGCTGCACTCGTTATCCCCGCAGGGTTTGGCGACGGTGCCGACGTGGTTGGATTCGCCGTGATCTACACCATATTGATTATCGCCAAGGTGAAGAAAGACGACGACGGCAACATGACCAGCCGCGCACTGTACTATATCCAGACGAGTGGAACACCAGACCAATGGAGCGGCGACAGGCTGAGCGCCAGCAACACGGCGCTGTGTCCCCATTCCATCGCGTCTGTAGGGCAGACTGCGTACATGATCGACGACAACGGATTCAAGGCCGTGGCCCCCACTCCTAACGGGCAATATGGCGACGTTGGCGTTGACCCCTTGATAGGCCTGCGTATCAACAGGCTGATAGCCGCGGCCGTGCAGAATGCTGATTATTGCGCGGTGCAATACGTACATTCTCTGGCACAGCTATGGGTGCTTGTCAGGTCAGGATCGTCTGTGCGTATGGTTGTATGGCACCCCGTGGTGGGGTATTTCACGCAACTGGATTTCGGCACATTCCGGCCCCGTGCATTCTGCGAAGTGGGCGGAGTGGTCTATATTGCCGGTGACGACGGCGTTCTGTTCAGATTCAGCAACAAGGGAACGGACGAGCTTGCAGACGGTGTTGAAAGCAATATCGCTGCCAGCCTGCGCACTAAGACATTTGAGGGGTTGGGCGGCGACCTGATCATGAAGCGCTGCAAGATTGTGACGGAACCCATCAGACCGGCAACGATCATTATTGAATCCTTCATCCCCGAGACCAACACATCTGTCACATTCGGCACGCTGACCACATCATCCGGCAATGCGGCCCAGCCTCTGTATGACGCACTCGATCTGCTGGCAGATGCTGACTACAAACTTGGGGATGTGCAGGCGCAAAGCAAGCCTGTGTTCTCCGGAAACGTGCGTGCCAGCGGAATAGCGGTGCAAATTCGGGTGCTCGGGGGCAGGGTGGTGTTCAACTCATTAACGGCAGAGTTCGCCGTGGTTGGGAGGTAGCCCATGCCCAAGCGCAAGGCTGTGCTCATTTGTGGCGACGGGCCAACGCTGGAGGAAGACCTTTCGGCATGGGGTGCATTGGGAATATCCGCGGACGAGGTGTGCTGCCTCAACCGTGCAGTCACACGTTGCACATTGCCCGTTGACAAGCTGTTTTCTGTACACCCCGAATTTCTGACAGAGCTGCGCGATACGCATGGCCTGACCTGCGAATTGTGGAGCACGCACAAACATAATGGGGTGCGGCATGTTTCTTCCGGCTCCGGTGCTCCGTGCGGCGGAAGCTCAGCCCTCATTGCCGTATCCGTGGCGCTGCGTCATTGGGGTGCGCAGAAGGTCGTGCTGGCCGGTGTTCCCCTCTCCGGCCCGTATGAACGATTCCACCACGCATGGAAGCTTGCATATCGCGAACTGTACCCCACCGTGCGCGGCATGAGCGGGTTTACTGCATCGCTGCTCGGAACACCTGACACAGCATGGCTGAGGAGGTAAACGCATGAGTTCACAATTTCTCACCCCGTGGGTCAGCGGCTGGAACGGTGGCGGCCTGATGAGCATGTCCAACGGTCAGATTCCGTGGGGCAGTTCATGGGGGAGCGAGTCCACGGCCCCTGTCGGCACGTATCCTGAGCGAAACGAGAATATCTCACCAACTGATCAGCGTGGCAGCGGACAGACCGCAGAGCGCCAGCAGACGACGAATAACATGGGTGCCATGACGCCTGAACAACAGGCGCGGGCCGATGCCATTAAGGGGCAGATGCGAGATTATGCCGTGAGCGGTGCCATTAAGGGCATTGCCAATACCGGCATGGGGTTGCTGTCCGGCGCTCCTGCCAACGTGGGTAACGTGGCGCAAAGTGTTGTGAGCGGTGTTGCAAATCCAAGTGCGGCGGCAGGATTTATGAGCAACCTTGTAGCCGATCAGATGGGGCTTTCCAAGCCTAGTGGTTTCTGGGGTGGCCTTGCGAATACGGCGGTAACAGGTCTGATGGGAATGTTTAATCCTGCCCTTGGGTTTGCGGCGAGTGTCGCAGGGCCCATGGTAACGGATGCTGTTATGGATTTTGCTGGGTGGAGGACCAACGAAAAAGAACGTGATGACCTAGAGAACCAATACGGAGAACTTGCAGGCCGAAGAGCCTATGGTGGCGCTATAGAGTCCGCAAGGAAGCAAGCCATTGCAGATAGCCTCAGCATGTCTCCAGTAGCTGGGCTAGCCCGCGCAGAGGCTCTTAATGCCCAAAACATGAATCAGAACATTGAGGCAAGCTTAGCTCCCCAGCTGAGGTCTGTGATTCAGGATGCAATTAAAGCATCACAGGCACAATCTGGATTGATGGGAGGCAGGCCCACGAAGGGATGGTCCGACACACACTTTGGCAGCCTTTCACAGAATCAAGGGTGGGCAGCGCGGCAGGATGCACGGGACGCGCTCGCACGTCAGCAGGACGCAGCAGCCCTTGCCGCAGCCGCAAGAACGAACGCCGCCTCACGTGGTGGAAGCTCCGGCGGTGGCGGTGTGAACTCGTCAGGTGCTCGCGGGTCCATGGGCGCAGGCTCTGACCATGGAGAAAGCAAGGGGCGCGGGATGGGAGGCCGTTAATCATGGGCATACTCTCTGACATTCAGAACGCATTTGATGCCGTCGCCAACGACAAGGCGTACACGGGCGGCGATTCACCGGCAAGGTATGCGGGTGGCGTGGCTGGGAGTCTCTACAAGAACTTTGTGCAGGAGCCGATCAACTCCTTTGGCCTGCTGTCTGACTCAGTGGACAAGGCGCAGGCAGGGCAGCCGATCAACCTTACCGAGGATATCCAACAGCCCCTCATGGATTGGGGCATGGTGGCCGCACCTGTTGGGCTTATGAGCATGCCCAGCAACTCGCTCGGTATTTTCGCCGGGAAGATGGCCAAGACCGCAGACCGTGAAGCCCTTTCACGCGCGGAGGGGATGCTGGCGCAAGGTGCTGATATGCCTACAATCTGGAAGGAAACCGGTTGGGGCATGGCACCAGACGGCGCGTGGCGGTTTGAGATACCGGACAATGCTATGGCCAAGGCCGCACCGGAATGGATGGACGAAATAGGCGGAAAGGCTGACGGGTATTTCAGCCACCCCGACCTTTTTGCGGCGTACCCCGACGTGGGCAATGTGCGCGTTGGCCTGATGGACGGAACAGGCGGATATTTTGACAGCGAGTTGTGGCGCTCAGGCATTGGCCGCGACGGGAATGTTACCAGCACGGGTGCGCATGAACTGCAGCACGTTGTGCAGTCTCTGGAAGGATTCGCGCGCGGTGGTAGCCCAGACGAGTTCATGCGCGGGCAGGCTCTTTCTGACTCAGCCTATGACGCATACCGCCGCCTTCACGGAGAGGCAGAAGCACGGTCAGTGCAGGACAGATTGCACATGGCGCCGGAGGAACGGCGCAATGTTCTTCCTGAATATTTCACTCAGACAGATCTTATTGTCAGACGATAGCACCCATAGGAGGTGACACCATGGCAGATTATTCACCGTACATTACCGCTGGCCTTTCCGGTGCACAGAACACCATCAAGGGGAACACATACACCCCCATGACGGCGTACAGCGGCAACCAGATGGCCAACCCGTATGCCAATCAGACGCAGGCTTCGCAGTATGCCGGAACGGGCTACGATCCCAGCATGACCGCGTATCAGGGCATCGGCCAGAACAATGACCAGATTCGTGCAGATTTCATGGCCCCCGTCAATCAGGCGTGGAACAGCGCTCAGACTGCCATCAATAACAAGTTTGGCGCGAATGGCATGTATGGATCGCTCGGCTCCGGCTTGATGAGCGGTGCCATGGGTGACGCCGCGCAGAACTACATGACCGGCACGGCGCAGGCCAACACGATGGCGAACCAGCAGATAATGACGAACGACATGAACCGCGTCAACGCGGGTCTGGATTCGTACAAGCTTGCAGGTGATCAGGGTCTGAACCAGTGGACGGCGAATCAGGCTGCAAACGAGTACAACAACGGCCTGAACCAGCAGAACGCGGCATGGGGAAACCAGCAGATCAGCGACAAGTTTGCATACGACGAGGCAGCACGGGCAGACAAGCAGGCATACAACCAGCAGCAGATTGAGAACTACCTAGGCCTTGCAGGTGGCTCCACCCCGGCGAACTCGGCGCAGTTGCAGGCGAACGCAGCGAACTATTCTGCCAACCAGCAGGCAAAGGCGGCCCAGCAATCCGCAAACGCGCAGACGTGGGGCGGCATCCTTGGCGGCCTTGGCTCGCTTGGCGGGGGGCTGCTCTCCGGTGCCGGTCAGGCTGGCGGGTTCGGCAACCTGTTCTCTTGGTAGGTGACACATGTCAAGATACAGCAACAATTTCATAGGTGACTATTACGCGGGCCCGTCTCCGTTCGCATCCGGCTTGATGAGCTTCGGTCAGGCGTTGGGACAGGGGTTTGCAGACCGTGGTGATGCAATCCGCCAGCGCGAACTCGACCAGCAGGCCGAAGCACGCCGCCAGCAGGAAGACGTGTGGAAGCAAACCCAAATGCAGTGGCAGACAGACGACAGAAACAACCAGATGCTCACGCGCCAGACTGGCGGGTTGCTGGCATCCGGACAGCTTGACGGCAGCATGGGGCAGTATGGCCGAACCGGTGAGGAGATGACCACCAAGTTCGGGTATAACCCCATGGAGTACCTGCAGCCGCAGGATGTGGCGCTGATGGAGAAGCGCAAGGCGGATCAGGCAGAAATGAACCTCAAGGCCCGTCAGAGGCTGGCAACCAACGCTATTCTGTCCGGAAATCCGCAGTACATTGCGAACTATGAGCAGAAGATAGGGGTCAGTCCCTATGTTGATGCTGATCCTGCCATACTGTCTCGGATGCAGGAAGGGCAGGCAAACAGGGACTTGCGGGCGCAGATGGCGGCGGATCAGGCTTCATTGCGGCGAGATTTGCAGGGCAGCAAGAGTAATCTGCCAGCACCGGCACCGGGATACATCTGGGGCAACGCACCTGACGGTTCGCTTATCCAGATTCCTGTTCCCGGCGGCCCTGCAGCAGCGAAGGTTGAAGAGAAGCAGGGCAAGGAAGGACGCCAGCAGGCTACCAGAGAGCGGCAACTCAACATTCTTTCGGAAGATATTACGCGCGCGCTGAGCCTTTCTGACCAAGAAATGGCATTGGGCATCCCAACCGTAGGTGCTGGTAGCGTGTTTGCAAACCTTCCCGGCACCAAGGCGCATGACCTTGCCAAAACTCTGGACTCCATCAAGGCGCGCGTAGGGTTCGACGCCCTGCAAGAGATGCGTGCCAACAGCCCCACGGGTGGTGCCCTCGGTGCCGTGTCTGAA